AGGATAACTTGCTCACCGCGATTGGTGGTGGTGGTGCAGTTGGAATTAAAAAAGACGGTAAAATTTTAATTGGTTCGGTTAGTGATATCAAATTTCGTGGTATAAATATTGATGTAGCTAGACATGGAAAAGATGTACAAGTTACAACCCCTGTGTATATTTCGGATACTGATCCAATCACAGAAAACAAAGAAGTTATGCAAGGCGAACTTTGGTTCGATACAAGTAGTGGGGGTGGGGTTTTACGAATGAGAAATACAGATGAATGGTTTGAAATCTAATGGCAGCACTTAATTTTCCAACAGTAGGCTTGCAAGCCAATGTAACTAAACACCAGATAGGTACTAAATCATGGGTGTGGAATGGTTCTGCATGGGATAAGGATGATCACGGGCATAGTGGTGGTGATGTTGTTACTTCCGTGTGTGGGAATACAGGTGATGTAGTTGATGTTGTCTGTTCATTCAATGGAAGAACAGGTGCAGTCATCGGTGTTGATTCCGTGTGTGGATATACGGGTGAAGTGGTCGATGTTGTTTGTTCATTCAATGGATTGACAGGTGCGGTTACGGGTGTTGGTTCCTTTGATGGTTTGACTGGTTCTGTGTTGGCTAGAAATATATTGCCTCACATTCATTTGGCTGGTGTGTCTGCCGATGGTGGTGCAACGTTTGGTGGATATGTTGTTGGTCTAACTGGGGCTACATTTGCCGGAACTGTTTTTGCTCATAATTTCTTTGTCCCTGAAGACGGGAACGTGGGAATTGGTGGAAATACCAATAGACTTTTCTTTGATGGACCGGGTGGTAAAGTAGTATTAAAGGGAGGTGAATTCTTTGATGTTCAGCAGTACATTCGTCATGTTGACAATGAAGGCACGAATATTAGGTTTGATGGGGATTCAATTTACCTTAAATCTAATAGCTATAATAATGTTATCCAGGCACATAAAGATTTATGTACGATTTATCCTAGAAGTCATATTATTGGGGGAATCTCTGCGAATGCTGGGGCGACATTTGATGGTACAGTCATTGTAGCTGGAAATAATGTGCAGGCTCTTGGGTTGACATTAGGAAATAGAGGCATAACATTCGAAGATGGAACTGGTTTATCTACCGCACCACCAACCGATGCTTATAGTGGACATATTGAAGCTGTTGTTGATAAAACGTATATTATAGATCCAAGTGTGGCTTCCGACAGAACTATTACTGGATTCTACATTAAATCTGATTCCGGAACTGTCACGGCAACTCTAAAAAATGCAAACAGCACAGTAAAGGCTGCGAGTGTAGCTCACGACAGTGGAGATCAAAGTTCCTTGAGTAACACTGCGGTTTCAGCAGGAGCAACCATGAGTATTGTTACGTCTAGTAATTCAGCAGCACTTGATGTTGTTTTTAATATAGAGTACACTGGATAATGGGTCAGTTTTTATTATTCGAAGCTCCTCGGTATGTCTACACAGCAACTACCAATAATGCAACGTCTAGAGGATCAGTTCAGCCTGATAAAAGGGAACAAGCCGCGGGTGGTGATGAGGGTGGTCGTATGGCTGGGCAGTTTGCACCTATGCCCACCAGTGATCAATATGAACGATATTCTGCAAATGTAATAAAATTTAGAGTTCAAGGTAACGACACCAGTAGTTTGGCATATGGGACTGTGGCAAGATTAAATGATGCTATATTGGGAGGGACCATGACTGTCGGTAGCAGTGTATTTACTGCTGAAACTGTTAATGTTTCTGGAACAAATACAAGACCCAAATTTGAACTTACTGTCACGGACAATTCGGTGACCGATTGGTGGAATAATGCCAATCTAGATGATACTGATGGTATAATCATTACTGTTACTTTGACGTTTAAATATTAAATTGAGGAGACACCAATGAGCGATGAAGTACAATATCCAGTAAATATTCCAGATGGTGTGTCTGGCGATTTTAAAGTAACAAAAGTGTCGGCAACCGTTCTTTATCAATTCATTGGAGACAAATGGATGAATATAATGGAAGACACTGACCGTGAAGCACAACAAGCAACAAGGTTTTTATCTGCCGCAACTGGGGACGTTTTACTTGCTGGTCTTGGTTTAGGAATGGTGTTGCAGCCACTAATAGATAACCAAAATGTGTCTAGTATTACCGTGATAGAAAAGTTTCAAGAAGTGATTGATTTGGTATCGGCACATGTCCCAGAATCTAACAAGATTAGAATAATCAAGGATGATATTTACACATGGACTCCAGACAAAAATTATGATGTGGCATGGTTTGATTCTTATGTCTATCCTTTTGATGGAGATGACCCAGTTGGATCTTATGTGACGAACATGAGAAATAAATATCAAAGTGTTGTTAGTTCTGGTCACTTCTGGCCAGGTTCATCGGTAACTACTGGTCACGTTGGTTGGTAGAAATATCTTGACATTACACGGTAAAATGATACTATAACGACATGTTAATACACAAATTATATCCAAATGTGATTCGCCCTAAAAGACAAACCGAACTCTCGGCATGTTTCGATATTCATGCACATCTTAGAGGTCCTGTCATATCAGAAGATAAAATTCCTGAGTTCAGGAAGATCAATATGATCGATAGAATGAATCATGCAACTGAAGTTACACCAGAAGTTACTTGGGACAGTGATACTCCACATACAACTGTGGTAATTCCCCCCAACACTCGTGCTTTGATTCCAACAGGAATTGTTTTTGATATCGAGTCCGATTACTCGATTCGTCTTCATCCACGATCTGGTCTTGCATGGAAGCATGGAATAACTCTTATAAACTGTGAGGGTGTGATCGATTCTGACTATCGAGAAGAAGTGTTTATCGCTTTATTTAATACAACAGAAGTTCCTTATAAAATTGAGCATGGTGACAGGATTGCTCAATTTGAAATTATTCGTTATAATGATACAATTACGTATCTAACAACAACTGAAGCAGCAGCAATGAGAAAAACAAATCGAGTCGGTGGATTCGGTTCAACAGGAGTATAAATTATGGATCGTGATGAATTATTGAAGTTTCATGCCTCAGTGTGTGAGGACGCTAGAAATCTTATGAATCTTAAGAATCGTGACTATGCTGGTAATGGGGGAAGTGAACCTTTTGCTAATTTTACCAGATGTGAAGCGATGGGTGTTTGTCAAACTGAATCTGGTATTTTAGTGCGAGTAATTGATAAGATTAGTCGGATGAGTTCTTTTTTGGAATCTGGTAAGATGCATGTGGAAGATGAAAGCTTTTATGATGCAATGATTGATGTTGTTAATTACATGGTTCTCCTCGGTGCATATGTTAAGGAAAAGGATAGTTCTTCGACTCCTACCGTACCAGAAGAACTGAAAGTTAAATTGAACGAATGGTCGTTCAATGAGGAAGACCTCGCTCCAAATGAAAGTATCTCTATTTATGATGATGAAACGAAGGATTTCCCAACAGGTTCTGTAGCACATCATCGGGTATAAATAATGTCAACTTTCTATACTAATGTTTCTCTCGTTGGAGATGGTATTCTCTATCGAGCGATTGAGAATGGTGTTTCTGTAAAGAGAGTGATCAAATATCAACCCACTCTTTTTATACCATCCAACAGAGAAAGTCAGTACAAAACACTTGAGGGTAATTTTGTAGACTCTGTAAATCCCGGAAACATTTCAGATTGTAGAGAATTTGTAAATAAGTATAAAGATATTCCTAACTTTAAGATTTATGGAAATACTGATTATGTGTATCAATACATTGGTGATGAGTATCCAGATGAAGTAGATTACGATATGGAGAAAATCGTTGTTGCTCATATTGATATTGAAACTCAATGTGAACACGGGTTTCCTCAAGTAGACGATCCCCAAGAGGAAATAATCGGTATTACATTATCCGTCAATGGTAAGAAATATGTTCTCGGTCTGGGAGAATTTCATATTGATGATGTTGATTGCAGAAAGTATTGGTCCGAGGAAGATCTTCTTTCTGACTTCTTAGATATTTGGAAGAGTGAACATCCAGACATCGTGACTGGTTGGAACATCAAGTTCTTTGATATTCCATATCTTGTTCAGAGAATGAATAAGATACTTACTCCGGTTGAGACATCACATCTTTCTCCATGGAAGAAGATTCGAGAGAAGTTCATTGAGCGTTCTAGTAAGAAGCACAGGACGTTCCAGATTCTTGGTGTTTCTATTCTAGACTATTTGGATCTTTATAGAACTTTTACTTACACGAATCAAGAATCTTATCGGTTAGATCACATTGCGTTTGTTGAGCTGGGTGAGAGAAAATTGGACTATGGGGAATATGAAACCATTCGTGATTTTTATCGTAATGATTTTCAGAAGTTCATGGAATATAATGTTCGTGATGTTGAATTGATTGAGATGCTCGAAGATAAGATGAAACTCCTAGAACTCGCACTTGCACTCGCTTATTCCGCAAAGGTTAATTATGAGGATATTTTCTCACAAGTGCGTACTTGGGATCAAATCATTTATCACCATCTTCGTAGTCAGAATATTGTTATTCCTCCAAAGAAGGGTGGAAAGAAAGATGAACAATACACTGGTGCGTATGTGAAGGATCCAATCACAGGTATGCATGATTGGATAGTTTCTTTCGACTTGAATAGTTTGTACCCACATCTAATTATGCAATACAATATCAGCCCAGAGACAAAGATAGATCAGATGCAGAGTTTTAGCATTACTCCAAATGGAATTCTCAGTAATAATAATCTTACGACGAAAGCTATTAGTGAGAATGTGGAAAAGGGATATTCTGTTGCAGCAAATGGTACGTGTTATAGTCGTGAGACTCGTGGATTTCTCCCCGATCTAATGTCCAAGATGTATGCAGAAAGAAAAGCGTACAAGAAGAAGATGATTGAATGTCAAAAGGAACGAGAGGCTCTTGTTAAGGGTGGTTCTCTCGGTGGTGGTATTGGCCCTAGATTTAAACAGGTAGAAAACGACATAGCCAAATATAATAACTTTCAATTGGTTAGAAAGATTCAATTGAACTCTGCATATGGTGCTATTGGTAATCAATATTTTAGGTATTATGCGACCGAAATTGCCGAAGCGATTACCACTTCAGGTCAGTTGAGTATTCGTTGGATTGCTGACAAATTAAATGCATTTCTAAACACAACAATTGGAACTGAGGATTATGACTATGTTGTTGCATCAGACACAGATTCTGTTTATATTCGTCTTGGTAAGCTAGTTGATAAGTTTTTGGGTGAGGAAAAAGTTAGTACTGACAGAATTATAAAGTTTTTGGACGAAAGTTCTGAAAAAATTATTCTTCCTTTCATTGATAAACAGTACGCCGAATTATCCGAATTGATGAATGCATACGAAAACAAAATGCAAATGGGTAGAGAAGTTATTGCGGAGAGGGGTGTATGGACTGCCAAGAAAAGATATGCTCTTAATGTTTGGGACTCCGAAGGTGTGCGTTATAAAGAACCTAAACTTAAAATCATGGGAATTGAAACAACCCGAAGCTCAACACCCGCTATAGTTCGTGAAAAGCTTAAGAAAGCAATACATCTAATTCTTACTACCGATGAAGACTCTATTCAGAAATTCATTGAGGAATTTAGAATGGAGTTTCTGGATCAAGAGCCAGAGGATATAGCGTTTCCTCGTAGTGTATCTAATCTAGAGAAGTACTCTTCTTCATCTGAAATTTATGGTAAGGGAACACCAATTGCAGTCAAGGGATCTCTGATTTATAACTTCTTTATCAACAGAAAAAATTTAAACTCCAAGTATGAAAAGATACAAGAGGGCGATAAAATTAAATTTATTTACCTCAAGGAACCCAATCCGATTGGTGGTGGTAGGGGGGACAAGGTTATTTCTTTCCCAACAAAACTACCAAAAGAACTGGACCTTCATAGATTTATAGATTATGATAAACAATTCAATACGAGTTTTTTGGATCCACTAAAAAATATTCTTAGTGTGGTAAATTGGAAGTCGGAGAGAGAAGCTTCGTTAGAGGATTTATTTGTATGAAAATAGAAATCAAACCACACGAATTGGAAAAAATAAAATCGTTAATAGATAAGTTATATCAAACGTACACTGAACAAATTAAAGAAGCGTACTCAGATGAAAACACACCAATAAAAGAAATAAATCGACTTAATGGTGAGAGAGATGAACTTAAGCCAATTTTAGAAATGCTTAATAGACATAGATAGGAGAACCAATGAATGAATTCTTGAGTGATTTTGTAAAGGAAAGTGGTAATCAGTATGCGAATGTTGTCCGTGATGGCTTGGAAGGAGCAGACGTTGATGGATTCGTTGATACTGGATCTTATGCTTTTAACGCTCTGCTGTCTGGGAGTGTTTGGGGTGGAATTCCTAATAACAAAATCATCGCAATCGCCGGGGAGTCTGCCACAGGTAAGACTTATTTTACGCTTGGGATCGTCCATAAGTTTCTTTCTGACAATCCTAGCGGGGTGGTATTGTATTTTGATACTGAACAGGCTGTAACTTCAAGTATGTTTACTGATCGAGGTGTTGATCCAGAACGAGTTGCTGTTTTTCCCGTCGCAACAATCGAAGACTTCCGACATCAGGCGATTAAGATTGTTGACAAGTATCTCGAACTTCCGAAGTCCGAGCGAAAGCCAATGCTTATCTGTCTCGATTCTCTTGGTATGTTGAGCACCGACAAAGAGATTGTTGATACCGCAGAAGGTAAGGGAACCCGTGACATGACTCGCGCACAGATGATCAAATCCACATTCCGTGTGCTGACCATCAAGCTCGGCAAAGCTGGCATTCCACTTATACTTACTAACCATACCTACGATGTGATCGGTTCCATGTTCCCGCAGAAGGAAATGGGTGGTGGATCTGGACTCAAGTATGCTGCTTCTACCATTGTGTATCTATCGAAGAAGAAGCTCAAGGAGGGTACGGATGTGATTGGTAACATCATTCATTGTAAACTTTATAAGAGTAGGTTTACTAAAGAAAATTCCATGATTGATGTTATGCTAAATTATGATGAGGGGCTGAATCCATATTATGGTCTGATTGATCTTGCCCTTAAGTATGATTTAGTGAGTAAGGTATCGAATAGAATTCAATTCAAAGATGGTACAAAGGTATATGAAAAACAAATCTATAAAAATCCGAAAAAGTATTTCACTGACGATTTTATGCAAGAATTAGATAGAGTCGCACAAAAAGAGTTTAGATACGGAACGGATGATAAAATTCACCACAATGAAAGGATAGAGGAAGAAAATGATTAAGAATACGGCGTTTCGATATGTTGATGAACACACCGAGGGAAATGTTCCAGTTGAAATTACTGAAGGCCCTTTCACGGGATTTCAATTTAGGTTTGATGGTGTTTACTTCGAAGAAAAGAATAAGGAATTGCATTTTAACTATGATTATGATATAGTGAGAAATGATGAGAACTTCGATGAGAACGATGAAGAACTCAAGAAGGTAATGAACGATATTCTGTTCCAAGTATTAGAAGAGCAGATGTCTTTAGTTGGTGAAGATGAAGAACTCTTAAAGGAGGGTGATGTCAAAGAATCTAAAGAATCTTGAGCAAATCATTTTACAGAATCTTCTATACAATGAGGAATATTCTAGAAAAGTAACTCCGTTTTTAAAGACAGAATATTTTCATAATAAAAATGAGAGGATAATTCTTGATATAGCACAACACTTTATTCTGACCTATAATACCCTACCAACAAAAGAAGTTATTCTTATTGAGGTGGATAAACTTAAAAACATAACAGACGATGATTTTAAACAAATAAATCATATTGTGCAGAGTTTATCAAAAGAAGATGTTGATTTTTCTTGGCTCATAGAACAAACAGAAAACTTTTGCAAAGACAAGGCTGTTTATAATGCAATCATGGAATCGATTCATATCATTGACGGCGAATCCAAAACGCAAACCTCTAATGCGATACCAGAGATTTTATCTGATGCATTGGCAGTTTCCTTTGATACTCATGTGGGGCATGATTACTTAGAGGATTCTGATGAAAGATATGATTTTTACCATAGAGTGGAGAAAAAGATTCCGTTTGATCTTGAGTATTTTAATACTATAACTGCTGGTGGAACACCACAGAAAACTTTGAACATAATAATGGCAGGCACTGGTGTGGGTAAGTCATTGTTTTTGTGTCATCATGCAGCCAACTGTTTATCACAGAACAATAATGTTTTATACATTACATGTGAGATGGCGGAGGAGAGAATTGCAGAGAGAATAGATGCTAATTTGATGGACATGACTATTGATGATGTTCAGGATCTCCCCAAAACAATATATAATAAAAAGTTGGAAAGTTTGAAATCAAAAATCAAAGGTAAATTGATTGTTAAAGAGTACCCTACCGCTACTGCAAATGTTAATCATTTTCGAGCTTTGTTGGATGAATTGTGGATGAAAAAACAATTTAAACCAGATATTATCTTCATTGATTACTTAAACATATGTGCTTCTGCTCGTTTAAAGAGTGGTAACAATGTAAATTCATATAGCTATGTCAAGGCAATTGCTGAAGAGTTACGGGGTATGGCTGTAGAAAGATCTGTACCTGTCTTTTCTGCTACACAAGTAAATCGTGGTGGATTTAATAATACAGATGTTGGTCTTGAGGATACATCAGAATCATTTGGACTTCCTGCTACCGCAGACTTCATGATTGCCTTAATCTCCACAGAGGAGTTGGAAGAGCTAAATCAAATAATGGTGAAACAACTTAAGAATCGATATAATGATGTTGCGAGTAACAAGAAATTTTTGCTCGGTATAAACAGAGGAAAGATGAAATTATATGATGTAGATCATGGATCGGGTGATCTTGTACAATCAAATCAAACTGAAGAACAAGACTCAGGTAATGGATTCAATGGGAAAAATTTCGAATCTAAGTTTGAGTCTTCTAAGAAGTTTGAAAGTTGGAGCATCTAATGACTACTTACATTGATAAAAAATTTATCAATTTAGTATCAGCACAATTAGAAAGGTTTAGTTGGAAGAAGAATGATTTAGCTAATTGTCGTTGCCCTATTTGTGGTGATTCAAAGAA